AGTCCACACGCAACTGCTGTATGGTTGGCTTGTTTTGATGGACATGAAGAAGTGTTTTTATTTGGATACGATCAATACGACAGAGCAGGTAAACATTATCCCAAATTAATCGACAGTGTTTACGAAGTTATGAAAGCATATCCAACTGTACAGTTCTATCATGTGACTTCACAAGGCGAAATGCCTGAAAAATGGAAATACTTGCTTAACTTAAAACCAATGGATACCAGAGAATATATCAGTTATTGTGATATTGGAACACGAATACATAAAACAGCACCAAAGGCCTAAGCGTACAACTCTTCTACAGTTTGTATCCTATCGTATATTTCATCTATTTTTAATGTAGCCCACAATCCTGGATGTAATGGTTTAGGAATAACACCCTTGTCTATCCAAGCATACCCAATGTGTTCGTTGTTTAAACTGGGTGTAAATTCGTTTTCTACCAAACAAAAGAATGTGTGATACACAAATGTATCTGTTTGATTTGTAAACTTTTCTATGGGAATGAGTTTAATGTAATCGGGCATTGCACCCATTTCTTCCATACACTCACGTTCAATTGTTTCCAGCAACACTTCTCCCTCTTCGACTTTGCCACCGGGAAGTCCCCACTTCTCTAAGTTTTTACTATCGTTTCTCAGTAAGTAAAGATAACGTTGTGTTGTTTGTGAAAAGAACCAAACGCCTACTGCTTGATTTAAAGTACTAATGCCCAATCTCCGCCAGTGTACAAGCCTTCAACTGAACGTTTCCATTGCGATCCATTCCATTGATATTGTAAACTTGTAGTTATATTAGTTACATATTCCGTATCCGATACACCACTTGCGTCAAATACAACATTCCATTTTACTCCATCATATTCAATGATGTCGTTTGCGTTTGCTATTAATTGTGTTCCATCTGTGCCTTCCCACGCAGTAGCAACATCACCCGAAGGATTATTTGTGTCACCGGTTGACTCAGTTAACAAATATCTTTGTCCGTTTACAGCATTAGGCAATGTGGATTTTCCAACTGTTACTCCAGGACCACTGCGTAATGGATTAACAACGGCATCAATTGCCTTTAATGAATTTCCAGGTAAAGTATCTGAGTCAACTGTAAACAATAAAATATTATCATCTGTTGGATGATAAGCAACTGTACCTACTATTTCTGTATTTGTTACAGGATTTTCTAAACGTATTTGTGAAATACCGCCTTCCAACACACCATATTGATCTACAACTGCTTTCCAACTGACATTGCTTACTTGCGTTGATATTGCGTCAAATGAGGTATTTTTTACATCTTCTACGGCACTTGCCTTAAGAATCTGTAATTGATTGCCTATATACAATAATTGATAGCCTTGTGGTGTTATCTTTGCTCTAGTACCCAACAATATATCATCGCTATTAAGTGCATCAAAGTTATCTAGATCATCCTCGTCAAACACGCCTGAAATAATTTTATGTATGACACCCATTTTCTTAACACGTGCTGGTAAACTGATCCAAATTGGAATAGTAAAGTCCATTGAACATATATCAATTGGATCATCTGTACCTACAGGTACTTGTCTACTACTCCAGGTTACATTGTTTAACTCAACAACACTTAAACTTGTCCAGTCTAAATAGTTGTCTGTGCTTTGTATTTCCATACTTGGATTAAACAGTGGAAGTATTTGTTCAGTTAACTGTAATTTTTGATGTGTATTTGATGTCCAAATATCCAAACGTATAGTCAAGTTGTATGGACTTGGCATAGCACGTTCCACAGTAAATGCATCGCCTTGGCGTGACTCATATGTTTCTGTAGCACTGTTGTATTCTCTTTGTCTCACTTGAACTTTACCAACAAACTGTGGTTCTTGTACTCTGTCACGAGCATAATCAAGTCCAGTGATATAAAAACTCATCATTGGTACATTTAATATACTGCTTTGTGAGTTGTTTTGAATAATGTTTTGTACTTGTCTTGATGAATCGCCGTATCTCACAGGCACAGTCAAGTATGTGATATTACCATCTGAGTCTTTACCGTACTCAACTTGATAGTTGCTAAACAATCTTGTGAATTGTAGCAAAAATCTTCTTATTTGAGCATCGTAATGAAATTGTACTGGCATCTTAGTTGTCTGCTGATGGTTTTAATAAATCGCTTAGTCCTTGTAGAGTTGGTATATCGCCTCTATCTTTTGTACTTAGCGTACTTGTGTCAGTAACAAACTTATTGCGTTGTGTATTATTATCTGTCTCGCCTGGAGTTAAGTTAGTTCTCACATTGTCTTCTACTTTAATCCATCGAGTACCATCAAATCTAAACAATCTGTTTGGAAAATAATCCAAACGTAACACATAATCGCCAACTAAAGCATTAGGTGGGAATGTTGTTCCTGGTGTTACTGGTAATCCATTAGGTGGTAAGTTGTTTCCAGTTAAATATCCTGCTAACCATCCATTTGCTTCTGGACTGACAGCAGATTTATCCGCAGTTACTCCATCCATATCAGCAGTATAACTTGTGTTGTCTGCTTTGATACCTTCTGGATCGTCTGGTATTTTGTCTGCACCTACTGGTTCTATATAAAATTTACTTACATCATAACCACTTGACGGTAATTCTGCCACTGCTTGAGCAACAATCGCCTCATTTATTTCTGTGTTACGGTTATGTGTGCTTAATAATTCTGCTATTGTGCCTTTATCTAAGTCGTCTGCACTAGGAACTGCACCGGCAACAGTAAAGTCTTGATTTAAAGCATCTGTGCTGTCTGCGGTGTAGGCATCTGAATCAACAGTGATAGTAGAATCGTCTGCTGTGTACCATTTTGTTTGCCCACTGTCTCTTTGTGCCTTG